GGACAGTGGAACCGGCTACCTGGAGGCGGTGGCCAGCAAGTACATCACCCGCTGGCGCAAGAAGGCAGGCCTGCAGGACCTGGAGAAGGCTCAGCACTACATCGACAAGTTGCTGGAGCGCGCCCGTCTTCATGGTCGCACTGGCATCGGCTACTCTGTCGAGGCCGAACTTCAACGCTACTTCCAGTGCAACGAGATGGGGGCAACTGAGCAGCAGATTGTTCGTCTACTTCATCAGTGGAAGGAGGTCTGGCAGCTCACCCGCGCGGCGGAGCTCACCAGCCAGCTGATCACTGACTACAAGCTCGCCATGCAGGCGGCCGGCCACCCTGGTAGCGCCTGATGGCTGGTCTCCAGCTTCCCCTCTTCGAGCCTGAGAGCTCCTGGCGCCCGCCGGAGCTCTCATCTCTTCCCTCCTGGGCTGACGCCAAGCGCGTATGCGTCGACGTCGAGACCAAGGACGAGCACATCAAGACCCTTGGCATCGGGGTCCGTCGCGGTGGCTATATCACAGGCATCTCGTTCAAGATCGAGGATGGTCCAGGACACTACCTACCGATCAGGCATGAGGGAGGTGACAATCTCCCCGCCGAGGCGGTGCTTACCTACATGCGTGAGCAGGCGGCGGTCTTTCGTGGTGACCTCGTGGGCGCCTACATCAACTATGACCTCGACTACCTGCTGGAGGAGGGCATTGACTTCAAGCATGTCCGCTACATCCGCGACATCCAGGTGGCCGACCCGCTGATCTACGAGCTTCATGACAGCTACTCGCTAGACAACATCGCCAAGCGCTACGGCCTCGCCGGCAAGAACGAGACGCTGCTGAAGCGCGCGGCTGCTGAGTACGGAGTCAGTGAGAAGTCAGGCATGTGGCGACTGCCAGCTCGGTATGTCGGCCCATACGCCGAGGCTGACACCGAGCAGCCTCTCCTGGTGCTAAGGCGCCAGGAGAGGCTGATAGATGAGCACGACCTCTGGGCCATCTACAACCTTGAGAGCCAGGTAACGCCTGTGCTCGTACGGATGCGACGCCGTGGGGTGCGTGTCAACATAGACAAGCTGGAGAAGATCGAGCGCTGGTCACTTGCCCAGGAGGCGGAGGCGCTGGCCAAGGTGCGGGCCATGACTGGCGTGCAGATCGCGGTCGGCGACGTGTGGCAGCCGGACGCGCTCGTGCCGGCCCTGGAGGCCATCGGGGTGCAGCTGCCGAGGACGGCCAAGGGCAAGCCCTCGGTGCGCAAGGACGTGCTGGCCACCGTGGACCACGACGTTGCGAAGCTGCTGGCGCACGCACGCAAGGTGAACAAGCTCCGCACCACCTTCGCTCAATCAGTCAGGGAGCACATGGTCAAGGGGCGCATCCACTGCACCTTCGAGCAGATCGCTCGCTCCGACGACGAGGACGACCTGAGTGGCGCCCGCTATGGTCGTCTGAGCTGTGTCAAGCCCAACATGCAGCAGCAGCCCAGCCGCGACGAGTTCGCCAAGACGTGGCGCGACATCTACGAGGCGGAGGAGGGTGCCGAGTGGTGCTCGGCCGACTACAGCCAGCAGGAGCCACGCTGGACAACTCACTTCGCGGCGGAGATGGACCTGGAGGGAGCTCGCGAGGCGGCGCAGGCCTACCACGACAACCCCAACATCGACAACCACCAGTTCATGGCTGACCTCACTGGGCTTCCACGCAAGTTCGCCAAGAACATCTATCTGGGCCTCTGCTATGGAGAGGGTGGGGCGAAGCTCTGCCGTGACTGCGGTCTCCCGACCCGCTGGGCACTGTCCTATGGCCGAGGCTCAGCTCGCCGCACTGACTTCTATGAGCACCAGTACGAGGCCTTCAACGCCAGGGACGAGCGTGGTGACGGATATGTCTATGAGACAGCTGGCGTTGAGGGCCAGAGAATCATCGACACCTTCGATCAGCGCGCACCCTTCATCCGCCAGCTGGCTACCGCCGCGACCAATAGAGCGAAGAGCAAGGGCTTCATCCGCACTGGCGGTGGACGGCTTCTGCACTTCCCGAAGCGAGACGACGGCTCCTACGACTGGACCCATAAGGGTCTGAACCGCGTCATCCAGGGTACCAGCGCTGACCAGACCAAGAGGGCGGTGGTGGCCATCGACGCGGCTGGCCACTTCCTCCAGCTGCAGGTGCACGACGAGACGGCTAGCTCGGTGAGCGGCCGGGAGGAGGCCATGGCCATCGCAGAGATCATGCGTGACGTCATGCCGGCCCGTGTGCCGTTTCGTGTCGACGTCGAGCTCGGCCCCTCGTGGGGCGCCTCAATGGGATAGGAGACAGTCATGCAGTACAAGACGAGACCTCGCATTCCTGAGAACTATGACATCCATCGCCGCTGGCTGGACGAGGCGCGGCGCTACTCTGACTGCAGCCCGGACCCATCGACCAAGGTCGGCGCGATTATCACGGACTACAAGGGCCGGAAGCAGCTCAGCGCTGGCTACAACAACTTCCCGACCGGCGTCCTGCACAAGCCGGAGCGCTGGGAGATACGGGAGGAGAAGTACAAGTATGTCCTCCACGCCGAGGCGATGGCAATCCTGCGATCAAGCATTGCGAGGCTGACTGGAGCTCGGCTATACACGACACTCTGTCCCTGCAACGAGTGCACCAAGTTGATCGTCCAATGTGGCTTCTCAGCTGTCTTCTATCCTCCCTACGAGGAGCGTCACTGGGACGGCCTCAAGCTGCGCGAGACCTTCAACATGCTGCAGGAGAGCGGGACGCGGGTGGAGTGCATAGACCTTGAGTGAGAGCCTCATGCGGCAGAGCGTCGTCAAGGCGCTCAGGGAGCTGGACGCTATCTCGGTGGAGAACAAGGTCTACCCTGGCACACCGGACGTCAACTACATCGGTGGCTGGATGGAGCTGAAGTGGCTCCGACGCTGGCCGAAGAATTGTGATGAGAGCCCGGTGAAGATCGACCACTTCACTCCACAGCAGCGAGTGTGGCTGAAGCGGAGATGGCGCCGTGGTGGAGCCGCGTGGCTGCTGCTGCAGGTGCGAACCGACTGGCTCATCTTCGATGGCGAGACGGCGGCCCTGATTGTTGGCCGTGTCCCGCGCGGTAAATTGTTCGAGCTCTGCCGCCAGAGCTGGAGCGGAATGGATTGGAGGGATTTCAAGTCATGGCTGAAGTCAAGAGCTCGGAACTAAGCAAGGGTGAGCGGCTGCTCATCGACCGGCGCCGCCGGGGTGAGCGGCAGGGGAAGGCAGCTTCTCGACTGAAGGTGCCGTTGTCCAGGTACTCCCTCTGGGAGCGTGACCTGCTGGACGGAGCACCCAAGGTCTCCCTTGGCCAGCTGAAGGCTCATGAGCGCTGTGTGATCTATCGCCGTCGCTGTGGCAAGTCGCAGGTCGAGGTCGCGCAGGAGCTAGAGGTGTGCCGCTGGTGGCTGAACCAGATGGAGGCTGGCACGGTGGACTGTACACCGCTGGCGTGCTACTGGGAGCAGTAATCAGGAGTACCACCGATGGCGGTGAAGGGTGACAACGGCGCGGCTCTATACTTCCTGTCGCGCTGGGCTCCAGGTGGTCCCTGGGCTCTGACGGCCATACGGCCGGATCGCAAGGCGATTGATACGAGGACGTTCTGGCCCTCCTCCAAGGAGGCGCTCAGGAAGTGGCTTGAGGAGCACAACGGCCACCGCAACATCTACTTCCATGTCAATCCTCCAATACGTGACATCAGCAAGAAGGCTGAGCGTGAGGACATCAAGGAGGTGGCTTGGCTGCACGTGGACATTGATCCACGAGCGGGAGAGGACCTCAGCGAAGAGCGCAAGCGCGCGCTTGAACTCCTCACGACAAAGCTGCCGCGAGGAGTTCCAGCACCGACTGTAGTCATCTTCAGCGGAGGCGGCTACCAGGGCTTCTGGCGATTGAAGGAGCCAATCCCGATCAACGGGGACCTGGAGCGCGCGGAGGACGCCAAGCGCTACAACCAGCAGCTTGAGGTGCTATTCGGCGCCGACAACTGCCACAACATCGACCGCATCATGCGGCTGCCTGGGACGGTCAACATCCCAGACGAGAAGAAAAAGAAGAAGGGTCGCAAGCCTGAGCTGGCGGTGGAGGTATCATTCAGTGAAGAGGGAGAGGGCTACGACCTCTCCCTCTTCACTGCCGCTCCAGCCGTGCAGATGCCGGGTGGTGGCTTCGACGGTGGTGAGCAGCAACGTGTCAAGGTCAGCGGCAACATCGAGCGGATCACAGACGTCAACGAGCTCGACCAGTGGGGCGTGCCCGACCGGGTGAAGGTCATCATCGTCCAGGGTCGCCACCCAGACGAGCCGCCGAAGAAGGACAACAGCCGCTCCTCCTGGGTATTCGACTGCGTGTGCCAGCTGGTGCGCGCGGAGGTACCAGACGACGTCATCTTCTCTATCCTGACCGACCCTGACTTCGGTATCTCAGAGAGTGTCATCGAGAAGGGCTCCAACGCCTCGAAGTATGCCATCAGGCAGATCGAGCGCGCCAAGGAGGAGGCCATCGACCCCTGGCTACGAGAGCTCAACGAGAAGTTCGCGGTCATTGGCAACATCGGCGGCAAGTGCCGCGTCGTCGAAGAGGTGATGGACCACACGCTGAAGCGCAGCCGTCTAACCCGTCAGTCATTCGACGACTTCCGCAACCGCTACATGAACAAGTACATCAAGGTCGGCGAAGACAAGGCTGGCCTGCCGATCATGAAGCCAGTCGGCGCGTGGTGGCTGGCCAACCCCAACAGGCGCCAGTTCGACCACATCATCTTCGCCCCTGGGCTTGACATCAAGGGCGCCTACAACATGTGGAAGGGCTTCTCTGTCGCCGCGCGTCCTGGTGACTGCAGCCTCCTCCTGGGCCACATCAGGAACAACATCTGCCAGGGCAATGAGGAGTGGTACAACTACCTCATCCAGTGGCTGGCTCGCCTTGTTCAGCATCCTGATAGCCCAGGGGAGGTGGCAGTGGTGCTGCGTGGTGGCAAGGGCACTGGCAAGTCATTCTTCGCCAAGCAGGTCGGCTCGCTGCTTGGTCGCCACTTCCTGCACATCAGCAATCCATCTCACCTGATCGGCAACTTCAATAGCCACCTACGCGACACCGTGCTGCTGTTCGCCGATGAGGCGTTCTACGCGGGTGACAAGAAGCATGAGTCGATCCTGAAGACGCTGATCACTGAGGAGACGATCCAGATCGAGGCCAAGGGTGTGGACGTCGAGAGCTCAGCCAACTTCGTCCACATCATCATGGCCTCCAACAACGACTATGTGGTGCCAGCCAGCGGTGATGAGCGGCGCTACTTCGTGCTAGACGTCGGCGCTGGCTCGCAGCAGAGCTGGGAGTACTTCAACACCATCGACAAGCAGATGAAGAGCGGTGGCCTGGAGGCGCTGCTCCACATGCTGCTCACCATGGATATCAAGGGCTTCAATGTACGCGCCGTGCCACAGACCGAGGCGCTACGCGACCAGAAGGACCTCTCGCTCGACCCCACCCAAGACTGGTGGCTGGACAAGCTGGTGGAGGGCTCACTCATGGCCGAGATGGACAGCTGGCCGGCCGAGGTGCGCAAGGAGGAGCTGGTCAAGGACTACGTCGAGCACGCCAAGCGATGGATGATCACGAGACGAGGCTCCGCCACCTCCCTCGGGAAGTTCCTTAACCGCGTGTGCCCTGGGCTGCAGGCCATCCAGAAGCTGGCGCGCTTCGACGAGCTCCAGGCCGATGGCTGGACCAGGAAGGTGGAGCGCCGCGCCTACCATTGGATACTGCCGAGCCTGGAGGACTGCCGAGCCCGCTGGGAGCAGCTCCACGGCGCCAGGGTGTGGCCATCTCCCGCTCAGGGCGAAATAACTGACAGGAAGGGCCGTCCGACCCCGTTCTAGGGACTTGTCTTCTGCTCACGCCTAGGGGAGGATGTGGCATAGACAACAAGGAGCGGGCAATGGCCGAGCTGAAGGTAAGAGTTAGGGCGGACGCCAAGCTGACAAGAGAGCTCTGGCTCGACAAGGCGGTCCAGGCTCTTGAGACGCAAGTCTTCAAGAGCCTGGGTCACAAGATGCCAGAGAAGTGGGAGATCAGCTGCGGCTTCCCCTATGGCCACGCCAAGGCCATCGGCCAGTGCTTCGACCCGGTGCACTCGCCGGAGGGTGTCACCCACATGTTCGTGTGTCCGACCCAGCATGTAGCGATGGAGGTGCTCGCCATCATCGCCCACGAGATGTGCCACGCCATCGTCGGCTGTGAGTGCGGGCACAAGGGTGAGTTCAAGAAGATCGCTCGTGCCATTGGTCTGGAGGGCAAGCTGACCGCGACGTTCGTCAGCGATGGCAGTGAGCTCTACTCGAAGCTCACTGCCATCGCTGAGAAGCTCGGCGACTACCCACACAAGGGCATGGTCAAGCGCGCCAAGAGCAAGCGCGGGCCGATGGGCGGCTGGGTGCGGCTCATGTCCGAGAGCGACGAGACTTACAAGGTGGTCATCAGCCCAAAGGTGCTTGAGGAGCACGGCGCCCCAGTGGACCCCTGGGGAGAGCCCATGGTCCGCGTGGACGGCGAGCCGATCGGCTCTGGTGATGAGGATGATGACGATCTGGAAGAGGGAGACGACGAATGACCCACATGGACCTGAGATGCATGGCGGCTGGGGCGTTCCTCATCTCCCTAGGCTTGTGGGGCATGGCCAGCGCGATCGTCGACATGCTCTCGATGCCAGTTGTCTATGAGAGTTACCAG